TCAAATTTGCAGTTACGGTAAAATCTGGAGTGAAGAATGGAACAATCTGTTCAACTATTTGTGTGCCATCTTCTGTGTTACGAACATAAATTGCTGCTGAAAAATTGAAATCATATGGAACTGGCATGTATTGTTTGTATGCAGTAGTACCAGTCTGTGCAGCACTGTTCGTCAATGTCGAAAGCATCTTACGTGACGAATCATAAGACATACCTGTAAGTTCAAATGATATACGAGGTACAACAATATTCAATGAACGAACAAGATCAGGATCCGTTGTCAGTCTTGTGTAGTATTTTTCTTTTGCACCGTAAGAGAGAGGTACTCTAAACTTTTCTTTTGCAGTAGTACCATCTTTAGTGTAACGAACTAATTCAATATCATTGAGTACAGTACCCATCGCAATAACCATCTTACGAATTGTTCTATTATAAAAATGTGCGTTACCTAACATTATGGTTCACCAAATGGGTTTGTTTCTGTGAAGTCAATGAAGTCAAATCCTTCACCTTGAATTTTGTTATTATCTATTGCATCTTGCAATTCAGTATCATCAAACGGAGTCATGCTATCGTATGATCCTGTCATACCAAACTGTGCATTACTTGTGTTACCTTTAATTATTTGACCAGGAACAAAATTTCCTTGAACACGAATTGCTTGAATGTAATTGTTACCAGTATAGTTTACTGAATGAACAATTGCCTGTGCAGTTGCATTTGCAAGATCAGGTCCTTGATAAACAATTTCATCAAGTAGATAACGAATATTATTTCCTGATTCTGCAAATGGAAGATTCGTTCTGCGATAAGCATCTCTTACCTGTTCATCAACTTCTGTGATACCAGTTTCAATAATCTCATCTGAGAACACAAATTGTTTAAGTTTGATTGCATAGACATAAACATTACCACCACGACCACGACCTAATGTATAGAACATTGCCTGATCATTTTCATGTTCAACGAATGTAATTTCGAAGAAACCAGTCAGTAATGGTATATAAATTAAATCTCCTTCACGTGGACGAATAAGATTTGCAGCACCAGTAGTATATTTAAAACGTTTACGAGAAACAAGAACTGTAATTTCATCACGAATTTCTAGACCAAACTTAGACATAAAGTCTTGGTCACCATCCATTGCGGTAGTATTTTCTAGATATATTTCAATAGGATATGCTTTGACATATTGTTTTAGTGTATCTTCACCATAGATTGTGTCAACAACATCTCTACTTGTGCGAGGTAAATAGAATACGTCCATGCCGTAGATTTGCATGGCTTCGATAACCAAATCTTCAACTAGAAGTTGTTCTTCGGTTATGTGATCTTTAGGAAAATTATTGAAGTAAAAATTGGTTGTCATGCATGATTATCCTATAAACATATCACCAGGCAGGACATTTGTACTGATTAGTTCTTCTTCTAACTTTTCTATTTCCTCAACTGCTTCATCGTATATTTTTTGACCGTTAAGTGTGACACCACCTGGCATCTGAATACCTTCAAACTTCTTTAGATTAGAACCCCATTGCTGTTTAATTTTTGCAGTGGCGTACTTCTTTAGAAAACGATCATTCCAAACATCAGTGTTACCTTCTTTAGTGACTGTAATACCGGATGTGTTAGATGAATGAGGACCATCAAGAATTATTTCTGTAGGAGAAATAATCTTTTTAATTTGTTTGCAGTACCATCAATTTGAATAAAGTCTTTTTCTACAAGTTCTTGATCAAAAATTGTACCAGTACCAATAATAGTATTTGATGTTGTGTTACCTGCAACTGTGCCAGTAATTGTAATTGATTCTGGTTGTAAACGACGATAACATTCTGCAACAACGTACTGACCTGGGTCCAAGTCTCTTGTCCAGTCAATGTCTAAGTGTAGTTTGTTTTGATGACGATGAAATCTAAATTGTGGTGTACCAGAGAATAAAAGATTCAATGTACGTAGATGCTGCATAGTAATTTCATATGACACATACGATACCGATGTGAAGTCATACAAATCATGCAGACGTAATTGATAACGCAAGTCAAACATATTGATTGAAGAATTAGATTCATCAAATGGAAATACACCAGTTACAAATATAACTGAGTCTGGACAATAGATCCATCCACGATCAATATCTTGTTGTGTGATACGATGTTTAAGGAACATCTTTTCTGTACCATCGTAGTGATAGTCATACCAGAATTGAAGTGCTTCGTCAATACGATCTTCTATTTGATCATCATCAACATTAATTTGTAGAACTGGCCAGCCTAATTTGCGTAAGCAATAGTCTTTAAATTCTGTTCTTGTAGTTGGTTTTGCCATAGTTCTTTATTTATTCGTTTAAAATGGTCCGTAACTTAATTGAACAGCAGCCGATTTACCTGTACCACCGCAAGGATCTCCAAACTGGCCATTTCCAAAAGTTTGACTAAATGACGAAACTGGTGTTGTTCCTCCTCCTGTTGGATCCCAAGCGTTTGAAGAACCACTGTTACATCCACCATATGTGAATGCTCCACAAGTTCCTCCAGGAGTACCATAAGAACTGAAGTCTCTACGATTAAATACTTTTCCAGCTGGAGCAGTTCCACTAATAGTTCCACCTTCTCCAGTTGTCCAACATAGATAACCTTGATATCTACTTGCGATAGAAATACTAAACGCTCTATCAGCACTTCCTATAGAATTAGAAGCACGAATCGTAAAATTATATGTTTGACTGGAGTAATCAGCAACACCTGAAGCTGTTCCACTAATTACTCCCGTACTTGAATTTAAACTTAATCCTGTAGGTAAACTTCCACTAACTACAGAATAAGTTGCACCACTAGTAGCTTGAACTGTGAATGAACTTGATCTTTGTGTATAATCACTACCAAGTGATCCAGCGGAAGTTACCCAAGATGGTGGTGGAATTAAAACTCTATATGTATAAGTGTTGGTAACACTATCACCGCCAGAATCAGTAACAGTTACATTGAATGTATAATCTGTATTTGATGAAACATTAATAGCTGATCCAACAATTGTTCCGTTTGCTGAACCGATTGAAGTGTTGACTAAATTTCCAGAAGTAATTGCAAATGAAACCGATCCACCATCTGGATCATATGCTTGAATTGTATTTGCTGGAGCTGAAACACCACCTTGGAATGTTGCTAATAGTCCAGAAACAGTATTAATAATTGGAGGTCTATTCAACACTGTTATGGTGTATGTGTTTGATGCAGTTAAACTACCTTGATCTGTAACTGTAACACCGACCGTGTAAGTTGTATTCGAAGTTACAACAATAGGTGTTCCAACGATAACTCCATTTGCACTACCAATTGACGTATTTACTGAATTGCCAGAAGTAATTGAATATGTTAATGTTCCACCATCTGGATCATATGCTGAGATAGTTGTAGATGGTACAGCATTACCAGAATAAAATGTTTGTAATAATCCTTGAGCAGTATTGATGACTGGTGCTCGATTTAAAATAGTATAACTAAACGAACGTTCTGTATTATTATTAACTGTGTCTTTTGCTTTAATCGCAAAATTGTAAGTTGTATTGGATAATACTGAACTCGCTAATCCTTGAATTAATCCGTTTGCAGATAAAGATAAACCACCAGGTAAAGAACCAGATGACAGTTCATATGTAACAGTCGTTCCTTCTGGATCAGTTGCAGACAAATATACATTAGCAACGTTTGCTCCAGAAACACTACCTAAAGAACCAGATGAAGTTGACCAAGTTGGAACAGCACCAGCGTCTATAACATCCGATTTGGTTACAGATCCAGATTGTTGCACTACACGAACACTGATAGGTTCTTCTTCAATTTTAATTGCACGTGGAGTTGTTGCTGTTAATTGAACAGAACTAACATGAGAAACAGTAGCCGCAAGAAGTGATGTACTATTTGAAGTGACAAAATATACTTGAGCATCAGTGGTAAAATTTGTTCCGTTTATGGTAAACAGAGTTCCAGATTCTCCATTAAAACTTGATGGAGATACTGTTGCTATTGTTGGTGGAGCTGCAAGAGGTTGCCAACCTGTAGAGGTATAAACTTCTAAACCGTTAATATCTGTATTAAAACGAGCAGCACCAAATATTGGAGATGCTGGACGTTGTGCTGTAGTACCTATTGGTAAAGAAAAGAATGAAGTCGCTTGTGTGTTTGCTCCATAAACATTTACACTATTTGCAGATGAAAAAGCAGCATTAGCTTTTACAAAAGCAGCATTAGCGTATACA